GCCTTTGATAACGCAGTGGCCCAACGAACGGCTTGCCATCGCCGTCCGAGGGTTTTGTTTGAGCAAAGCTTCTGCGTCGCCTTGATTCGGAGCTAAGAACCAAGGCGCTACGTGCATGTGTCTAAAGGGGTTTGGCACCCGTGTGGAAGAGAGAGGGGAAAACTAACTTAAACCTAATTTTGTTTATTTTGTTTTTGGTCCGAAGACGGTTTTCTTTGACTAGCATGCAAGAGAGGGGAAGGATGGAGAGAGGGAGGGTCGACACTTTCTGAATGGTTTCTCTGATCGCAAATTCAGATCATCAGTTTCATGTTTTGAGCCTCAACCGGCAAAGCCGGTCAGCTCCCACCACAAAGGGGCGGTGGGCAGTTTCATCCAATGTGGGCGGGCAATGCAGTCTTGACTGCATCGACGGCAACACTAGCGGGGCGCAACCAGGGGAAGGGCACTGAAAGTGCCTTAAGAATTGTGTTGGTCACGCCTGCAATCGGGGAAAGGGCAGCAGATGCCTTGTTGTACCAGTTCTTCAAAGTTGAAAGATGTATGAAGTTTTCAGTGAACTGGGGTGCATAGGCGACAATCTGCATGGCCTCCCTGAAATCCTCGGCAGTGGTAGGGGGAGGAAGGGAGGCGCCCCACCAAACGTCCTGCGTTTGGAATTGGGCAGCCAGGTTGAAAGTAACGTGGAAAAGGCCAGCAGGATGGGCCAAATTAGAAGAGGCACTGATACCCAGTGAGGTGGGTGTGGCAACAGCGTTGACCACCCATCCGCCTGGGCATTCAAAATAGTTTTCATAGCCCATCAAAGAGTTACCGGAAAGATTTCCGATACCCGGGCGAAAGACTTTACTATATTGGAATGGCCTCATGTACTCCAAATCTTCCTCGCTTGTCAATTTAGCGTAGGAGTACATGCCCTGTTTGAAATCCTGCGTGAAGGCGCCACGCATACCCATGATGGCTGTCGTGGGCTCGGCACCGTTGGACGGTCCAGAAGTCGTGAGTTGTGCTAAACCCTCGACCATGTAGGCGGAACTCAGTTGAATAGCAGCACAGCGTCCTCCTTCAGAAATGGCAGCGCAATCGGGCGTAAGCCGGCATGCGCTGCCAATCAGTCGGATTTGGGCAAAATTGCTTTTAGCTAAGAAGCCTGGAGCGGCTCGATGGCTGAGAAAGCAAGTATTGCCCATGGGGCTGGCTGTTTCCAAGACTTCGCCGTTCGATCCAAGGAACATGGAGAGGGCTATGACCTTCTGGGCACCGGCATTGTCAACGCCTCCAGAATACTGGAAAGAGTAGTAGCCGGCCACAGTGAGAGTGAGCTCCACAGCGGAACCTAGGGCCTGAGTGACAGTAGTGAAGGGTACTGAAGTGTCACCAGCCCATCTGTTGACTGTAAGCACACCGCTAAAATCAACTGCACCTGAAACGCCGTAGGCCTTGACCAAAATGGTAAGCATGGAATCGATCCAAACAAACTTCTCTTGGGAGTTATGTTTGGAACAGATGGCCATGAGCTTACCGGCGTGCGGGTGGGCATGTCCGTTGTCTCCAGAGCGGTCGTCTAGTAAGTACGCAATGGGGAGATGCCAGGATACTGCGGTGTTGAGAGGATAACCAGAGATGGGAACACCACCACTGTACGTCTGAATGCCTAAGGCAAAAGAAGTGGACAGGGTGATGGTATGGGGATCAATGGTGATCGCTGGGGCTCCTGTGAGTGCCAACGTGGAAAAGTAGGCGATGTAGCGGATTGGCTTCATGGCATAGTTGTTCTCATAAACCACGCTATGACAAAGAGGGTTGCGGCTGTAGGCAGCAAACCATGTTCCAGCCGCGAGATATGGAGTGGTCCAACCAACAGGTAGCGGATCGGGGAACGGCTCGGAAACGTCAATTTGCTCAATGCTGAACGGGTTGGCAGTTGTGGACGGGGTGACATCGTAACCATCGTTCAAGCGCGTGGAGTAAAGTTCGGGTAGCATCACAGCCATGGCCAGTTGTCTCGGCACCGAATGGTGTAGATGCAGGTGGTTGAGGTGTGCAGCAATAGCATGGTGGTGGTTGGTCCGACCGCTGGGCCGAGATGAGTTGTGTACCACCAGTTGCTTGCTGCTCTCAGACTTGAGATCCTTGCCAGAAGCTAAAGAGGGTTTCCGCTTCATCTGAACCGATACTTTCCGTTGCGGTCCAGGACGCGAGGCTGTCCGTTGGGTTTTGGACGGCTTCGATTTTGATTGCTTGCGGGTGTTGGCTGTGTTGGCCATTAGGTAGGATGTAAATGGTGCTTGCTCTGTGCTTACAAAAACCGGGGCGCGCGGCTGCAGAACAGCCGGACTTGGCGGGGGAATGTGCCGCCTAAAGTGTCTCCTAAAACCTATGCGCATGTGTGATTGTGCATGCGTAATGGGGGGCCGAAGCCCTACTTGTCGTCTACCCTACACACCACCTCAGTAAATGGTGTGTGTAGAACGAATGGCACAGAAGGGATCGCCTTGATCTGCTCAATTGACTGATTGATGATCTCGGGGGCGACCCCATAGCACAAGGCGAGTTGTTCAATTGTGCGTTGGGTATACACGGGCAGAGGGGTGCCCGGCGCCAATTGGAAATTGACCTTGTGCATGGCATCGGGGTCGTGAAATTGGTTAATCTTGCCTTTGTTAACCTTATTGCGGTCTAACAAGGTGAGGACCACCCGTGCCATGTCGGAAATGACTGGGATGTGCGAGAGGGTCAGCAGCTCCTGGCTGCACACCCCGCTCAACCATGCCAACAAATCCCCTCTTGGCTGCAACATCCAATGATGCTTATACAGCCGCCGCCCAAGAGTGGGCCCCCAGAAGTAGCCTTCATCATAAGAATAGGCCATATTACCCAAAAACACCATCTTGGCAAACGTGGTGTGGCCGTTCCACTCCACGTCAAAACCAAATTTGTTTATGACAGTGATGATGTCTTGGGGGTTGACTCCGTGGGGGACGATGACTACGGAATCATCGCCGGCACCAGTGAGGCGACACCGATGTGCAGTGTCCCTCGTGACAAGGAAGAAATCAGCGGCACTCATGGCCAGCAAATCTTCGAGTGTGCAGTTGTGCAAGGCACAAGTGATGGCCACAAAAAGGGCGGGAAGCGACAAAAATCCATTTGCCAAGGCCGTATCGGGCCTGCCACTCCCATTCATCTCCTTTGCGGCTGAATACTTAAATCCCTTGCCGAACACACCCTTGGGCACACGCATCCTTAAAAGTGCGCGGCGTAAAGTCCTGGGTAACTTCACTATCTTGGCATACCAACTCTCTAGGTATTCGAAGCTCAATTTGCTGTGCGTGCAGTCAAACATCTTGTAATCAAAGCACAGAAATTGATGCGTATCCTTGAGAGGGGCCATCTTTTCATTGAGAAAATAGTGCATGTCCCCTGGGTTGGCGCAACCGGCATAAAACAAGGGAGCGTCGCGATGCCATGCCTTGGCGGCCACTTTCAGCACCTTCTTGAGATAAGGGCCTAAAGCCACCTGGTAGGTGGGTGGCATTGACTGTATGGCTCTTGGTTTGTCATTGTCTCCTTTTTCCACTTTGGTGAAAAGGCTCCATACTAGTTTGCCAAGGCCCTGATTTTGGTACTGTACCTGGGCCTCCCTCATCAACTCGGGATTCTTCGTGGTCACCACCCACTCTTCGAAAGTGAATGGTCCGTACTGACTCTTGAAGTCCCATTCCTCTGCATATGAAGTGAGAAGCCGGTTGGCAGCAGAAAAGGCGTTGACATGCGGCTCAAACTTGGGCACCCTCCCAATGCGCAGGATGATGGCCTTGGCGCAATTGAGCACGGATGACTCATGCACCGAGGGGATGCAGCCTGACGTTGCTACGCCCAATAGCACTCCCACCTTTCGACGATGCAAGACATCATTGGATGCCTTTGGATCAGGGAGTTCCCTCTCAATTGCGTCCCAGTCGTACGATGTCGTAATTTTGTTGTGGTACAAGACTGGGCGTGCATGCTTAGTGAGCAGTGCCGCCATCGAGGTGCGCTTTCTCTTGTAGGGGAACAAGGTGGTGAGCGGGTAATGTTCCACCGCCGGAGCCGGCTTCTGGCTCGCCCTTATCACGAAAGGGGGGTGGAAGGGGTCAACGTAAGGCTCATGAAAGCCATCGACGTTGGCCTGGTGGGTTGGGTCGTAATCCACCATCTTATCCTTCTGATAAATGTCTTTGTGGTGGTTGGGGCACAACCCATGACGGAACTTCACTGCACGTTCCACTCCATCCTCACAAACCTGCCTCCTCGGCTGTGAGCAATACAAGCAATGTTGCTGGAGGGAAATGTGATGCAGAGAGGATGGTGAGACACCCATACCGGGCGCCGCGGTGCCCGGATGGAGATTGCAACCCAATGGAGCAGCATTGTAGTGTTCTTCGAACGCTGCATACTCAAAGGGGTGTTGCACCACCAGCCCATCCGGTGCATCACGGGCAAGACGTTGCCGCAAAGTGGTGAAATTGTGGCCCCCTGCCATATTCAGCTGTATGAGGCGCTGTGCCTCGGGGTCGTTGTTGAGATGCCTGACATCACTGACAGCATTTGGCCTTTGCAAGTTTACCGTCACGGAGGAGGGGCCACGTAAAGGGTGGGCTAACACCTGGGCGTGGATGGGATCAACGAGTGTGAGAAAGACTAAAAGCCTTTTCCACCATCCAGGTGAACAGTACAGCACATATCCATTGGGAAGTTGCAGCCGATGGTAGTGCTGCCAAGGGAGGAGAGGACGTAACCAAGCAGGAGTAGTGGTGACTTGGGTATGGTCCAGAAAGGGGTACAATTGTGACATGGGAGTTGTCAGGACAGAGCCAAACAAGTTGTCCTCAACTTGTCGGATGTTAAGCACTCGCGTCACATTCGATTCCTCTCGCTCATAGGGCCTCCTCATTGTCTTAGTCAATGAGCGGGGGTACGCTCCATTGGCCAAGGAAACCACAATGTTGCCACTGACATTCTTAGGCTTAAAAATGGCAACACATTTTCCCAAAGGCAATGCTACATGAATAAAGCGATGCATCAGCATCTCAGCCTTGTCAGGGATGCGGTCGAGCACAATTGGGATGTCATCCCGATGAAAGAAAGGGCAATCCTGGACATGTGGTCTCGTGAGATTACAACAGCAAGTAGGCCGACATTCATTGCGTAAGCCCTCATGCGTGTCCATGGAAACGTTGCCCACGTAGTTGAACCCGTAGATATCAACGTGGCAACCATTGATCACCCCATCGAGAGGGAATGACCTACCCAGCAACGCCACTTCGGGTGGCCGATAGAACATGGTGATGCGTGGTGTGTAACGGGGCACAACACGCAGCACCGCGGTGTTTCGGTACACCGGAAGGGTCTCCTCGTGTCTAAGGAACTGAGCGGGCCCAGCCGCATCCTTGTCCTTGACTTTTGTTTTTGGGAATTGACCCCAGGTCTGGACTGTCGAGTCCATGACCTCACCCTTCGTTTGGTAAATGTCACACCTGCTGCACAATTGCGGGTATCGTCGAGATTCGTACGTCGTCTTTATGCTGTGTGTATGTACGAAACGCACTTTGCATACCGTGCAGAAGTGCGGATGCTCGATCGTAGTGCCATACTGCAACCGTTCATGTGCATGGCTGTGACTTAAAATGACCGAGTTATTGGGAGGGGCGGTCATCCTATTGTGGGCATAGCAATTGGCAACATAATGGTGCAATGGCTGGTTGTACGGCAATTGCGGCAAACGATGCCCAGTCAAGCCCACGTTGGCCAAGAGGTGATGCAGCTCCGTGGGTGCAGAAGGCACGGCCGGCGAATTGGTGAAATAAAAAGGGCCGTGTCTCCAAACCTGTGGGTATGGATGCCTCAATGGCCAAGCAATGGCCATCGTGTGGTGCACAATGCCATTCTCGTCACTCATGGGCTGTGGGGGGCGTGGGCCCAGCCGCATGGTCAATTGCCTCCACCGAATCAGCAGGGGGTTTGTCCTGCCGGCTGCGTTCTCCTCATACTGAACCAGCCTATCATGGTCGGCGATTGTGAGGGCGGGTGTAGCCCAAGACACTCGAAGCACATGCAGTTGCCGCTTTTTGCGCCTTGACAACTGCAGGAGCGATGGCTCCCTCCAGCCCACTTGCAATGCAGGCATAGCATAGTCCCCGAAGTAGACTTGACTATGGTGCACATCTTCAGCTTGTATGAGACCAGCAGTGGCATACTGCCTCCTGGTTAGCCTGGCAAGTTGGTCTCGCATCTGCAGGACGGGGTCAAAATTTGCAAAATTGTAACCCCTGTCGTATTGAATGAACCGCTGCAGATTCATAAAGCTCATCTCACTGAGGGTGCGTCCATCCTCCACTACCTTAACCAACCTATTTGGGTGGTTGAACAACCCTGCCCTGGCCATATGCAAACGGGTGGCATTGGCCCAAAGTTGGTTGACCACATGTGGAAAAACCAAAGCGGGTGGGTCTGCTATGGGGGTGGGAGGAGGAGGTGGGGGCACCAGTGGTAGATGTGGGGCT